GGCGCAGATCGCCCCAGCCAATTCCGCGATATCGTCAGAGGAAAGCATTCCGTGGCCCTCCCTCTCGGATGTTGCGGCCAGCTTCCTGTGCGGCATTGATGTTGGCCTGGGTGTTTTCCATCTGGCGTGCGGTAACCGCGTTTACTTGGCGGCCTGTTAGCCATTGCGTACGGATGCCTTCAGCGCGGGCGACCAGCAACCCGAGCTCATGACTAGCGCGGATGAAGAACGAGTCGTTAACCGTCACGTAGAACATCGCGACCTGGGGGGCCTCATCAGCACCCAGGCGCTGTACAAGCTGGGCGATCTGGGCATTGACCTTGGCGTTTCGCACAGGCTCCACACCATAGCGATCAAGGTAGGCGATGGTGTAGGCGTCCCAGGTGTTGGCGTTGGCAATCTGGACGTCAGTCTTCTGCCGTGCAGCTTTGGGCTTCAGGACCTTCACGTTCGACGCCGCCTGAGCGCCAGCGACTGGCAAGAGATTTTGATCTTCGATCGGAGAAGCGGGAATCAGAGAATCAGAAGAGAGGGAATCAAGAGAGAGGGAATCAGCCGGGAAAGAACCGTACTCGCATGGTGCTTGCCCGGTGCTTTCCTCGTACCAGTCCTGTACAGGCTCGAAAACCTCTGCGGGAATGGTGCTTTGCGCCTCTTTCACGTGCGGATTCTGGTGCTTTGACCAGTTCACGATCTGAATCGCGCGGCAGCCATTGGCGACATAGCGACGGATGAACCCGAAGTTCTGTAGGCCGTTGAGCATGAGCTCGATGTCGACGTTGTCCGCTGGGAACAGTGCCATCTTGAGTCGGCGTGGCCGATCCTCCAGCCGCCCTTCCCGGTCAGCCTCGGTCCACATGCCAATGAAGAGCAGGCGCGTAGCGAAGTCCAGCTCTGCCAGGTGTTCGTTCGAGAAGAACCCTGGCTTGATGTTTCGGGATCTGGCCATCATTGGGCCTCCAGATTGTACTGAGCCCACAAGCCAGCAACCCAAGTGACGCCCTTGGGGGTGAATTTGGACTGGTTGAAGGCATGCCCGCCGCCAGTGGTGCCGGCTCGGACCTCAAAGCGCCCTGCGTCGATGTGAGGCTGATAGGCCTGCCATTCGCCGCCCATGCGGTACATGATTTTTTTGTCGATGAGGAATTCACGAAACCGCGACTCGTTGGCCTTTAGCAGTTTGGCGGTCTGGCGGAAGCCTTTGAGCCCCGTCGAATCGACGTACTTCTCGACGAAGGCAATTTTCGGCGCTGCCTCAATCAGGGCTTGGCTGGCAGCCTGCTGCAGCTCGAACTGTTCCGCCCAGGCACGGGCGGCTGCGGCCGGATTGGAGAAGTCAGGGAGCGTGGCAATAACCCGTGGCCCCTCGAGCTCCTTCAGCTTTTGCAGTACGGATCGGCGAACGGCTTTCGATTCGCGCATGCCTACGAGCATGCATTGATCGAGGGTCAGCTCGTAGCTGGCCATATCCACGCGGCTTTGGGGGTGTGCAATTGTTTTGCACTCCCCCAGCTCATCACCGAGCTCGTCTTGCACGCGGATAATGAACTGGTCGTTCCTGACTTTCGGCTCGCCAGCCTGGCTGCGCGCCTCGTTGACCATGTCGCGAAGTTCGATGCTCGAAATAGTCCGCGGCACGTTTTGCGATTGCAGGAAATGTGTCGCGACATTGATGGGGGTATTGCTTGAAATGGTTTGGCTCTGCATAATCGGCCTCATCAAGTTGTAATGAATTAGCCGGGCCGCAATCCCGGCTTTTTTGTGTCTGTTATTTAGCAGAGGCCCTCCCGATTACCCCGAAGAGTCCCTGCAAGAGACCCTCATTGGGGTCACCAGATGAAGCACCTGTGCTTTCCTTCGTCCAATTACCGATAACGCACCACTGGCAACCGCGGCCTCGAACATTTCGTTCATTACCTGGTTGAAGCTCCATCCATTAGCGCGCATCAATTCCTCCACCCTCTTCCGCGTTTGCGGAGGCAGCCTCTCAAGCTCTACGGTCATTCGGCCCTCCAAAGGGGCTTCAGCCCGCGATATCTTCTTGTTTGTCCTGCATGAGTTCCTCGATCACGCCGTTGGCAACTGCCCACTCGATGATTTCGTAGAGATAAGTCGCATGCTGCATGCGGGTTTTTGTTGCGGCTCGACGCAGAATCCGATCAAGAACAGGTTCGAAACGAACCTTCACCGGAATGGCGCGCTTTTGATTGGGGTCCATGTACATGCGAGTTTTCCTTTCTGGCTGATGAATTGGTTAGGCGGCCGACTGCTCGGTACCGATAAGGATTTCGTACAGGTCAGGTCGGAGCGAGCTAATGGACACCTCGCCATCGGTGGCATTGCGAAGCTTCCTGGATAGCTCAAGGGATGGCCTGCGGTGGCCGCCAGCGATTTGGTATAGGTAACCAACGCTTGTGCCGGCCTTGGCTGCGACTTGGCTTCGCTCGGTGGCGTTGGCCTTTTTCAGCCAGGCTTGCATTTGAGTGGTCATCGACGGCCCTCCGGTAATTTCACCGGAAGTTTAGCGTTGAGATACGTTTTTTAGCAAGCAATCGTAGCTACGAGAGTATTTATCGTTTCGCTAAGGAGTGTGATTATCCGCAGATGGATATCTATTCGATCAGAAAACATAACCTTGAGAAGCTCTCGGAAGGGCGTAAGCGCAAGGACTGCGCAGAAAAGTGGAACACCTCCGCTTCGACGCTAAGCCAGATTCTTTCTAAAAACCCGGTTCGCAATCTCGGCGATGAGCTCGCGCGCAGGATTGAAAAGGCGGAAGGCCTTCCATCTGGATGGCTGGATAGCATGCAGCTGGATCCTTTCCCTGGATATGAGGCTCTCAATCGGGTCCCATTTATTCCTTCCAGCAAACTTTCCAGCAACATGGCTGAACTTTGGGCCGCTCAGATTGAAAAGAAAAACAAAGAAAAAGCCATAATTGATTTGGTTCTTTCGATGGTTAAGGAGGAGGCAGACAAGAGGACCCCTGCTTGGGATCTCATAAGCGCCATCGTCGAGGCATCTGCTGATGGCATAGTGGAAGACTCTGAATTCATAGCCTTGACTGAGATAATGCTGTCAAGAATGGAGCAAAACAAAAAGGAGTAGAAATGAAAAGGAGTGCTCTTTTACTTGCTGCCTGCGCGGTAATTTCTGGATGCGACCGCTCTCCATCATGTAAGAGTCAATAGCTTCAAGGCCGATGCCAGTCACCCAAGGAGCGCGACCATGAGTGTGATTTCCTGAGATCGAATATAGCCCGACAGCAATCTTCGACGGCGATGCCGATGGGGACTATTATCCGGCGGTGATTCAGGCTATTGCTAGCCAGCACATTGCGGCATTGGAAAACCGCGCATCTGTAATCGGCTGCCGGTCAGCGTTTTCAGATGCTAAAGCAGCACAATCCACCATCGACCAATGCGTAGCTTCTTGCAGAAGCAACACATCCCGCACCAGCGAACAGTGCTTCGATTCCTGTAATCGATAGCGACTGTCTCGTAAAGACCCGCCAAATGGCGGGTTTTTTTTGCCAAAAAATCCATTCAAATCAATCTCAAAGAACAATCACGCTAAATTTTTTAGCATGAGGTTGTTGAATTAAATTTCGCTTGGCGCTAAATTTAATCCATCGCAACGGCACACAACCACTGCGAAGGGCCTTTACAGACCCGCGGCTCTTTAACAGTGAGGAATCTTCGCGGATCGATCCCCGGCAACGGGTACAACGCGAAACACAAATTTCGATCTCCATGCCAGCTCTGGAACTGGCCGGTCTCCCCACATGGGAGAACGCCAAACCATGCAAGCCAGCCGGCGAAGAACACCGAACACTAATTGTGTGACGCCGGCCAGGTGGGGAAACCGCGGCGCCGCGCATGGGGCGGAACTGAACTGCCGAGGATTTCTCGGTGGTTCGAAGCAGATTTCACTGGCTGGCCTTGGCGACAGGGCCAGACGGGAAATCAACCGGAGATCCGAAATGAAGATCGTTGAGGCTGTAAACAGCGTTGAACTGCATTGGTACAACCAACGCTGGAACCTATTCCTGTGCGGTGATGACCAGGCGCGAAAGGAGATCGAATCCAGCCTGATTTACGACCGATTCGGCCGTGTCTACCTTGCCCAGAGCGAAGGCCTGATCAGTTACTGCTACGCAGGCAGCGGCGGGGCTTGCGGGGGGAGCTTCACGATGCGTGACGGGAGCGTCGAAGAAGTCACTGGCGCCTGGAGCGGCAACCCGGGCAGTGCCTTCAAGGACACCGGTGTCGACTTTGTCGATATCAGCTTCAACGGGCTGGTGATTTCACTCTCAATTGAAGCGCTGCGGGTGCTTGGCTACCGCTTCGGCTTTGTGATTCACGAAACGGCCGATGCGTACCGCTACAACACTGACCCCATCCCTGAGGTGAAAAAGATCACTCTCGCCAATCGGATCGGCAACTAACCAACCAACGGCCCGTCAGCCTGACGATAACTGCCCTATTCCGGTGATGGTTGTGGTCCTGGGTGGTCAGGACGAAGCCGGTTAACCCACCCGATCCTCTCTAAGAGAGCGCATCGGAGTGTGATCTGAATCCTGCCGCCAAGCAGCAAGCCTCCATGCAGCGAAGCCCGAGCAATGAACAGGGTTGATGCAGAGATTGGCTCCTGCCAGATCACACCCCGATGCGGTTGATTCTGCACCGCGCAAAGTGAACCCCTACATCCAGCGGGACCAGAAACAAATTGCACCTAACCGGAATAGTTTTTCCATCTCAAGCACGGAGGGTTAGCACCAATGCAGCATTACCCGCTTCACCTACGTGGCGTAGTAAGCCTGAAGGCTGCGCCCTTCACCCTGGCAGGCATCGGAAAGCAGGACCGCGGATGTAACCGCGCATCATCTGGGAACCGGTAGGCCCAACCGAAGGACATCGCACATTGCTGATGCTGCACACTCAGGCCGTCGCCAGTAACGGGCCAGGGCAGGAAACCACCGGCAACTCCGAGAATATTTAGCGCACCAATAAATGGTCAACTCTTTTGAGCGAGGAGCATGCTCGGGGCTACTTGAGGTGGCATACAAGCTTTCGGATCCACCTTATTGAGGCCTCCGGCGGCAATTGATTGGCGAGCCAGGATAAGCAAATACGCCGCATCACTTTTGTTCTGCACGCCAGTGATTATCTGCATAGCCTGGAGTGCTGCAACAATTTCGTTATCCGTGAGCGACTCATTTCTCGTGAACCTATTCTTAAGCGTTGTAGTGATGTACGGGCATGACAAAATAGCGCCACCAAGTCCGGCGACAGCTAACGCGGCCGCTCCTAGAGCCTTGTACGGTGCCGGTGCCGGTGCCGGAAATTTTGCCCCTGCTATTAGGCCCGAAGCCGCCCCTGACAAGATGCAGGCGGCATATGCCAGTTTTTGTCTGAGTTTTTCAGTAGGCTCGCCATTTTCATCAAAAAGATCATTGAAACTGTCCATCTCATACGCCTCATTGAGTTTCAATTAGCAGAATCGCACTCTCCGACAAACGTGCAAATACACCAATTGGCCGATCTAGCTGCTAGCCAAGTAATTACCCAAGCCCGTCATATTCAAACAGCGACCCGCTATCTCCCCCCTTTGCGTTCCCGACACGACCCGCATGCACTCCCCTCCGCGCCTAACGGCAATCAGCGGTATGGATGAGTGCAGCCTAGTTTTGTTGGACGACCACCGGCTAAAGCCAGATGGATCACCCGGATGGGCGGCCCTCGCCTACTCCACCTCGCCCTATGGAGGCGATCATGAACACCACGCATAGTTATCTGCCTCGACACCACCGCAAGCCGCCTCCAGTGAGCCATAGCCCGAACGATGATGCTCGGGCCGAGTGGTTGCACAACGCCGCCGAAGAACTCCTACGCGGCTGCAGCGTCTCGTTCCAGCGCCGCATGCGCCCTCAGCAAGGCGTGACCGCCGAGGAGTTCGCCCTGGCAGTTGATGAGTACGTGAACAATCGCCTGGCCGACAGCGAAGTGCACACCTCGGCATTGGGCTGGCTGCTGATCACGGCGACTACCGGCAACGCCGATAAAACGGCCGCGGCTGAGTTGCTCGGAAACAGTGACCACCCGCTGGGCAAGCTGGGTGAGATTGCCGAGTCCCTACTGGAACCGCTCGCAGACGATGCACTGATTGCCCAGGCCGAGGACAACGAGCTGTGAGCCCGCACATCACCATCGATCAGTCGCTTGAAGCCCTGGAGCACCCCGGCAGCCGAGACATCGACGACAGCCTCGCCGACGGGCTGATCGTGAGGCTCTACACCGCCGGCAAGATCACCGCAGAAGAATTCCACCACTACAGCGCTCGCCTGCTGAAGATCAGCCGGAAGCGCAAGGAGTTGTCATGAGCACAGCACCGGTAAAAACGCTGATCGACGAGCAGCTCGAAGATATCGAGCGGCGCATCGCCATTCTGGGTTTCGGCCTCCCCTTCAACGAGGTGATCGGCCGCAAGCGCGAAGAGTTGGTCGCCAATCTGCCGCAACGCCTGGCTGCGACCATGAAGGGTGGAAGGATCGCGGTGAGGGTTCGCCCATGACCTCCTACCAAAAGGCCCGCCGACTCTACGTCTGGCGCGGCTCGGCAATCGTTCTTCTCGGTACCGCCTTCGTCATGCTTGCCAGCTCCTACTGCTCCCAGCTCACCCAATAACCCACACCCTTCAAACGCTGCGTGCATCGCGGCAAGGATTCCCCATGTCCGCAAATACCGAACTGGCCGTCGTGCCGCCGCAAGAAACCGCCCTCGCCGTCTACAGCACTGAAAAGGGCCTTGAGCCCTGGCTGCAGAAGATCCGCACCGAGATCGACGGCTTCACGCCGGACATCAGCACCCGCAAAGGTCGCGATGCGATCGCCTCCATGGCCTACAAGGTGGCCCGCTCCAAGACAGCCCTGGACGACGTCGGCAAGAAGCTGGTCGCCGATCTGAAGGAAGTCCCAAAGAAGATCGACGCCGAGCGCAAGCGCGTCCGGGACACGCTGGATTCATGGCAGGAAGAGGTCCGCCGCCCGCTGAATGAGTGGCAGGCTGCCGAAGACGCCCGGGTCGACAAGCACAACGATGCAATCGAGCGAATCCGGCTGCTGGCCGTGGATCTAGACGGCATCACCGCCGAAGACCTGTCCGATCGAGTCGCACAGCTTGAAGCGATTGCCTTGGGTGATGACTGGGATGAGTTCGAGCCGGAAGCAGCACGCGCCAAAGATAAAGCGCTCGGCGTGCTTCGTGCTGCCCTCGCCGCCCGCCAGCAGTACGAAGCTGAGCAAGCAGAACTGGCCAGGCTGCGCGCTGAAGCAGAGGCGCGGGCCAAAGCTGACCATGAAGCGGCAATCGCCCGGGAAGCGGCAGAGAAAGCCCAGCGCGAAGCCGAAGAAAAGGCCCAGGCTGAGCGCGATGCAGCCGCCAAACGTGAACAGGCGCTGATTGATCAGGCTGCACAGGCACAGCGCGACGCCGAGCGCAAAGTCCGCGAGGCCGAGGCTGCCGCTGCTAACCAGACCCTGCAGCTGAAACTGGCCGCAGAACAGGCCGAGCGCCAGAAGCTGCAAGCCGAGGCTGATCGTGTCGAGTCCATTCGCCGCGCCGAGCAGGACCGCATTGCCGCCGAACAGCGTCAGGCCGCAGCGGTTGAGCAAGCTCGACTGGACGAGATCGCCCGCCAGAACGCCGCGGCCGACGAAATCCTACGCCAAGAAAAGCTGCGCGAGGCAGATCGGGCCCACAAAGGCGCCATCTACAAGGCAGCGAAAGAGGCATTCATCGCCAACGGCATGAACGAAGAATGCGCCCGCCTGGCTGTCAAGCTGATCGCCAGCGGCTTCATCCCCGCCATTTCCATCAAGTATTGAGGTCGTCATGAGTAATCTCGCAGTGAAAGACCAGGTCGAGCGCGTGCCGGCCATTCAAACCGAGTCGGCGACCATCATGTCGATCATCCAGCAGGTGGCCATGAGCCCCGACGCTGACATCGACAAGATGGAACGCTTGATGGCGATGCATGAGCGCTTCCAGGCGCAGCAGGCCAAGCAGCAGTACGACGACGCGCTGGCCCAGATGCAGGAAGAAATGCCGGTGATCGGCGAACGCGGCGGCATCAAGGACAAGAGCGGCCGGATCCAGAGCACCTACGCACTCTGGGAAGACATCAACGAAATGATCAAGCCGGTGATGGCCAAGTATGGCTTTGCCCTCACCTTCCGCACTCCACGTAATGAGCGGGGAATCGAGGTTGAAGGCGTGCTGAGCCATCGCGCCGGGCACCGGGAAATCACCTCGATCGTCCTGCCTGTCGATGCCTCGGGCAGCAAAAACGGCGTGCAGGCGGTGGCTTCCAGTGTCAGCTACGGCAAGCGGTACACCGCGGGCCTTCTGCTGAACATCACCACTACCGGCGAAGACGACGACGGCAACGGCCCGGCCGCCAAGATAACCCCGCGTGTCACCTCGGGCCAGGCTGCGCAGCTCGCCATGCTGCTGGAGAAGTGCAGCGACAAAGCGAAGTCCGCTTTCGCCGGCATCCACGGCACGCCGACCTCCGTTGAAAAATCCATGTTTGACCAGGTGCTGGCCATGCTCACCAAGTCAGCCACCCAAAACAGCAAAACCACCGAAGGGAAAGACGATGAAAATCATCAGTAACGTTGAGCAAGGGACTCAAGAGTGGCTGGATCTGCGTCTGGGCATCGTGACCTGCTCGGAACTGGACACCCTGCTGGTCAACGGCAAGGGTGAGGCAGGCTTCGGCGCCGGCGCATTCACCTACATGAACACGTTGATCGGCGAGCGCATCACCGGTGAAGCTGCCGATCCGTTCCAGGGTAACCGCCACACCGAGCGCGGCCATGAATACGAAGGCATTGCCCGCGGCCTGTACCAGTCGCAACTTGACGTCACCACCGAGCAGGTCGGCATCATCCTGAATCACGGTATCGGCTACTCACCAGACTCGCTGATCGGCGAAGACGGCCTGTGCGAGATCAAGACCAAGCTGCCGAAATTTCAGGTGGAAGTGATCCTGTCCGGCGAGATCCCCAAGGAGCATGTCGCGCAGTGCCAGGGCGGCTTGTGGGTGTCGGATCGCGAGTGGATCGACTTCGTCAGCTACTGGCCGGGCATGAAGCTGTTTGTGAAGCGTGCCTACCGCGACGAAGTGATGATTCGCAAGATGAACGAGCGCGTCAAAACCTTCTACGAAATCCTCGACGAGCGCATGAACCGCGTGCTCGGCATCGCCGCTTAAGGAAACCCCATGCCAACACTTACCGACGTCGGCCGCATTGGCCGTGACGCTGAACTGCGCTACACCCCGGGCGGCGATGCCGTGGTTAACCTGGCCCTGGCGTGCGACTACGGTCGAAAGGGTCAAGATGGCAAGCGGCCGACTCAGTGGGTCGATGCCACCCTCTGGGGTAAGCAGGCCGAAGCCATGGCGCCCTACCTGCTCAAGGGTCAGCAGGTGTACTTCACCATGGACGACGCCCATATCGAAACCTACACCAAGACCGGCGGCGGTGAAGGCTTCAAGCTGACGGGCAAGATCATCTTGATCAAGTTCGTCGGCTCACCGCCTCAGGCAGCCAATCAACCGCAGCAGCAGTCCAGGCCACAACAGTCCCGGCAGCAGGCGGCGCCCCGGCCAGCACCGAATCAGCAGGCCGCCCCGCCCGACAGCTTCGACGACGACATCCCCTTCGCGCCCCTCCACCATTTAAACGGTGCCTGACATGGACCAAGCAATTGAAGAAGCCGCAAAGCGGCAATGTGGACTGGAGGCGGCGAAAGCTGCCTTCTTTGCATCCGGGGGACAGGCGCAGCTGATCCCAACAGGCATCGGCAAGGACAGCTCTGGTGTCGATCAAATCCAGAAGCCGGCATACGGCTATCGGAACATCGAGGCGCCAAAGAGCAAGCGCGGAAGGCTCATCAGCGACGACGAAAAAGCCGCCCTGGCCGCTCAATTGGTGGAGTGCAAAGCGGCCGGCATGACGCGATATAAGGCCAGCAAGCAACTCGGCATCAGCGAAACGCTGTGCCGCCGGCTGATCGCCGATTACTCAATCGACTTCCCGTCATCAGCCTGATGCGCAGGATGGCACGCGTGCAACAACGCAAACGACAAGCCTGGCTGGCATTGCCGGCCAGCGGCATAGAAGAGGTGCCCCATGGCAGCCGCGCAGAAAGATCGATCGGCAAAGACTGCGGCGCGGCGAAAGACTCGCGGCGAGGAAGAAATCCGGCTGCATTGCATGGCCGGAACCCGCCAGGCCCTGGCTGAGTTGATGGCCTGGAGCGGCATCGAGGAACAGGGCGAGGCCATCACGCTGATGATTCATCATCTTCATGCGTTAGGGCCTCAAAAGTCCGCTCCGCTTATGGCTCCGCCGCGACACGTTATTGAGCTATCCCAAAACGTGTCGCTCGCTTTTCACCGGAAGAGCCTGCTGATGATTCAACAGGATCCGGGGGATGAGGTTATCGGGCCGAGCGAAACGCGGCTAGGCTTTTGACGGCGCATTGATCACACGGCTCGCTATTGCAACCAAGGCTTTATAGCCATAGTCGCGATGTTCCGAATTGATCAATTCTTCGCCAGCAATCGTAAGGATTGCTCCTTTGGAAGAGACGAGGAATCGGCTCAACTCGATGGGCTTGCCTGTCACCAGATCTTGAATGCTGAGTGCGGCCTCAACAGATCCTTCTCCTTCCAAGCCTAATGGTGCATATCGAATGCAGAATTTTTTGCCGAGAACATCACCATCGATTCTGCCGTCCTCTGGCGTGACGGTAATCGAGATTATGCCGCCAAGATGCTCTTGACCAACTGACGACCACAAGTCGGCCAGACCCAGAAGACTTTGCGTAGCTGAGTTGACATCAAACCTCCTGACACCAATTTTTTTCCTGAAACGGTCTTCGTCTGTAGCGAAATCACTGACATCCATTCTTATAGCTCCGTTGAACCGGCCCTATGCCGGGCCAAACACAAATACCCCACTTCAACGAATCACGCCAGCCGGCGAGCCCGGTGCCTGGCTGGAGATCACCATGCACGTCTTGTTTTGCTGCTACGGGAACGACTCAATCGCCTTAATCCAGTGGGCGCATGAGCGCGGCTTGAAGGACGTCTTCTGCCTCTACTCGGACACCGGTTGGTCAGCAAGCTGGTGGACGAAACGGGTGGCCCAGGGCGAAGCACTTGCCCAGTCCTACGGCTTCGTTATTGCGCGCACCCAGTCAGAAGGCATGCTCGCCCTGGTCAAAAGGAAATGTGGCTGGCCTGGTGCCGGTGGCCAGGGTCAGTTCTGCACAGCCGAACTGAAGGTGGTTCCGGCGCTGAGGTGGCTGGATGCCAATGATCCGGAAAAGGATGCTACAGCCATGACCGGAGTGCGCCGCAGTGAAAGCAATCATCGGTCCGACGCACCGGAACATGTCACTAAGTCAGAGAGGCACGGCGGCAGGGAGCTTTGGCAGCCACTGGTGCGGCATACCGACGTAATGCGTGATGCGCTGATCCGCCGGGCAGGCTTTGAAGTCTTGCCGCATCGTTCGCTTGAGTGCTACCCCTGCATCAACGCGAACATCGATGATATCCGACTGCTTTCGGAGGATCGCATTCAGCTGATCGACGTCACCGAAAAGGCCCTGGGCTTCACCAAAAAGCGGAAGCCGAAGGTGATGTTTCGCTCGGCGCGCCGCAAAGGCGCTGTCGGTATCCGAGCCGTTGTGCAATGGGCAGCCGCACCCAGGCCCCGCGACCAGATGGAAATGTTCCCCGCTCAGTGCGATTCTGGATACTGCGGTGGATGAGTGACGCCTGACCCACCCTCACCTACTGCGCTGCATTAACTACTTGCCAACCACTAGTGCCAGGATTGCTACGATCAAACTTAGCGGCGCAATAGTTACCGAAATACGAGTATTCCACTTATCCCAGCGATACTGATCTTCTTCGCGCAAAGCGAGATTTACGATACGCATACCTTTGCTAGTCAGATAGTAAGGCTCGTCCTGATCGGCGTCCCACTCCATTCTGCGGCCGAACTCCGCAATCGACGTATCAGGCATTTCTATCCCATAACGCTCGGCTTTGCGTCGAAGCTGCGCGGTTTGTAGCACGGCCAACCACTGCTCCGCCTGTTCGAGGGTCTTTACCTCTTCAGGAACGTAACCCCAAAGTTCCATATCGAGCGTCTGCTCAGGAACAACTTTGCTTAGTTGTTCGATGCGCTGTATCTGACCCTCAATGTCTTTACGGTGCTTTCGCTGTTCCTGATATCGATCCCAAATTTTCATCTCATCTCATCCATTTCCCACGAATCCGCAATATACCGGCGAGGACCCTCCATGTCCGCACATCAGAAATTGCCCCAGTTCACCACCCGCCAGCCAAGCATGGGCCTGCCATTCGAAAAGGAACTGGTGGTGGACCTGTTTGCCGGTGGCGGCGGTGCCAGCACCGGGATAGCCCGGGCTTACCGGGAGCCGGATGTCGCGGTAAACCACAACCCTATCGCCCTGGCTGTTCACCGCGCCAATCACCCGCAGACGGCGCACTATGTCGCTGACGTGTTCGAAGTGGATCCGGTTCATGCCACCGGTGGCCAGCCGGTTGGAATTCTCTGGGCCTCGCCGGATTGCCGGCATCACAGCAAGGCCAAGGGCGGCGCACCGCGTGACCGCGGGGTTCGCGGGCTCGCTTGGGTGGTGGTTCGCTGGGCGCACGCCACCCGGCCGCGCCTGATGTTCCTGGAGAACGTCGAAGAGTTCTGCGACTGGGGCCCGATCGACGAAGATGGCCAACCGATCAAGGTAGAGCGTGGCCGAACCTTCAAGGCATTCATCGCCGCGCTCAGCACCGGTCTCGCCGCCGACCACCCGGACATGCCAGAGATCCTGCAATCGATCGGCGAATATGTGCCGGCGGAAAGCCTGGTGCGCGGGCTCGGCTACAACGTCGAATGGCGCGAGCGCATCGCGGCCAACGCAGGCACCCCGACCATCCGCAAGCGCCTGTACCTGGTGGCCCGAAGCGACGGCAAGCCGATAGTCTGGCCAGCGCCAAAGCGCCACAAAGTGCCGACGGCGAAGCAGCAACCCTGGCGGACCGCCGCAGAATGCATCGACTGGAGCAACCTAGGCCGCACGATCTTCCGTGACAAGCCGATGGCCCTGAACACCATGCGCCGCGTAGCCAAGGGCTGTTGGCGACACGTGTTGACCAGCGCGAAGCCATTCATTGTCCCAATGCGCGGCACATCTGAGGCGCACACCAGCACTCACGGCGTCGACGAAGCGCTGTCGACCATCAGCGCCGGAGGCACGCATCACGCATTGGTGCAGTTAGTAGCGGCGCCGTTCCTCACCGAGTGCGCCAATGGATCGTCGCAGCGCAACTTCGACGTGCAGGAGCCATTGCGAACTCAAGTGGCACAGGTAAAGGGTGGGCACTTTGCGATGGCCGCAGCCAACATGGTGACGTTGCGAAAGGGTTCGGTCGGCGCCGACGTCGCGGGCCCGCTCGGCGTGGTCGCAACCAGTACCGGGCATCACGCTGTATCGGCCGCATTCTTCGAACAGGCGAATGGCGGGTATTACAAAGGCGACGGCCGTTCGGCCTTCGAACCTATCTCGACTATCTGCCAATCCGGCGCCAACCAGCGACTGGTGAACGCCTACCTGGTGAAGTACTACGGCAACGAGAAGGACGGCATATCGCTCACCGAACCGATGCACACCCTGCCGACAAAAGATCGAGTCGCGCTGGTCGAGGTCGTGCAAGTGCCGGACACTCTGACGCCTGAGCAGCTGGAAGGCGCCCGTCGCTGTGCTGCCTTCATGCACGAGCATCTGCCGGAACATTTCAAAGATCCGGCGGACCTGGTCATGGTGGGTGGGTATGTGCTGGTCGACATCACCCTGCGCATGCTGCAGCCGCCTGAGCTGAAGGCAGCCCAAGGCTTCGACAAGGACTACATCATCGATCGCGGCCTGTTCGTCGACCCGGTGACCGGCGCCGAAGAATGGCGCGACATCAACAAGACAGACCAGGTCCGACTGATCGGCAACAGCGTATGTCCGGATGAGGCCGAGGCCCTGGTCAGCGCCAATGCTGCCGACATCATCGAGCTCTACCAGCGGCTCGCGGCCTGACTCAAGCAAGCCACAACTGCCAAGGAATCGTGTTGAGCCATTCGATCAGGTGGTAAATCTGCTTTAACGCCTGGTCGATCAGCATCTGGAACAACAGGTCTTCAAAAAATCGTTTCATTGATACGTCCTAGGCTTGCTCAAAGCCCAGATCCTGGCGTCACGACATTTTCAAACCCCACAAAAGCGCTTTTTTTTCTTACTTTTTAAACTTATCCACCGACCGGGCATGCCCCTGCATAAGACAAACGACTACTTACCGGACTTGGCTTTCTCCCACTCATTTTTAAGGATAACCTGACAACTCGCCACTACACTCTCGCAAATTGATTTAGCAGGGCCGCCAGCCTGATCGCATTTGTTATGTAGCTCTGTAATCAGTACCAGAAGCTCCTGACTTTCTGGCTCGCTAGGATTCAGCAGTAATTCAATCTTTGCCTTTAAACTGACTAGTTCTTTCATCGCTTGAATGTGTGAAAATGACCAGTCACGTAAAGGCGTGTCGCCCGAAACCCAAGGCTCTGCTGCTTCTCGATATAAGTTTAGCCTCTGAACATTCAGGGCCGCAGCAATATAAATAGCACAGGCGTCGCGGAGATCATTAATCCAATTCTGCCTACTAGTCTTCAAAGCTGCTTGAGCTGCAACAATTTCTTGGCTTGCGATCATTTCCTTTTGAATTTCGAAATTTTGTGTTGCGACCAGCTCCTGGCTAGCCATCAATTCCTTTTGCAATTCAAAATTTTGACTGGTCGATATTTCTTGGATTGCGATCAACCGTTTTTGCAACTCAAAGTTCTCTAGCGCAACCTTTTCTTGACTAACGATTGTTTTATTAAAGTTTCTAATTGTTAGATATGTACCAAGAACAAATATCGCGACAGTTGCAGAAAAACTCCAAAATGTCGCCCAATCAAAACCAGAGTCGACAAGAATCTTAGGAACTTGCTCTAGGTAAACAACGGATGTTTCGTATTTCATTAATCAACCCCGATATCACAATAATACATTAGCGCGGCATCATACTTCCGAGGACGCCCCATGCCCACAGAAAACAAACCGGCCGAGCCGGCACCAAGCCTGGCAACCGGCCACGCCCTCAACGAATCAACCTGGGCCGACTTCGTGCAGCGCCTGCGCTATGACTGCAACGGAGCCGGCGTCAAATGGCACCACACAGCCGCCGCGCTGTTCACCGTCCAGACCAAGCGCATCGAATACGGGTTTGAGCCAGACTATGCCGAGGGCCTGGCGGTCCGCCTCGAAGACCGATCGTGGTTCAGTCCAAAGGAATACTGGGACGACTTGGATGATGACGAGCGCAGTGAATTGGATGACCAGGTCATGGCAGACAGGGAATGCGGTTTCCTCGATCTCGACGAAGGTGACCAATGGGACATCCTCCGCAAACTCGACGACCACACCGTCACCGGCTGGAGCCATCGCTGGGAGATCGTGAATAGCCACTTCACGAAGGACGCCGCCGAGACATTCATTCGCCGGAAAAAGCACGACTACGGCGAGATGAAGGTCTACGTCGAATCGCAGTATTACGCCTGGGAGTTTGAAGCCATCAAGGAGGGAATCCTCAACGGCACGCGAACCTACTCACCTAAGGCGGTTGCGAATGCCCATGATCTGGTATCGATGGAGATTGCAGGATGAGCAAATTACTCTGCGTCTAAGTCCGCCCGGAGGCGAGCAGCAATAGACGGCGCCCAATCTTGGCCGGTAATTTGATAAGTCGAACGCTTCTTGCTTACGATTCGAATCGAGTAACTATCTGCGGACTTAGAGGCAGGAGTAACAAAAACTGCGATGACCTCTCCCCAAGTGGCCATTCCTGCAGGCGCTTCAGATTTAATAACTCCAGCACTCTTGTTTATTTCAACGATCGCCAAACCAGAACTCATAGCACTCACTGAAGACTTCCAAACCTCGTTATAAGACTTGTTTTTTACTTCGACGGTCACACCACTATCAGTAGGCTGAAGCCCGTCAATAGTAGAACAAGCAGCAACACCAAGGCACAGCGCACCAACAGCTAAAACCTTAGAAACGTTTTTAATCATAAAACACCCTTATCCATTAGATTGAAAATCTCAAGAAGCTAAATACTCAACTCGTGTAAAACGGTTTGACCTGATGCTGGCAACGAGCCAGAGCTTCGCATAATTCCCAGAAAAGAAAAGCCCTCCCCCCTTCAAAGTCAGCCGCTACAGCGGCCAAGGACAGGTATTGCCCATGGAAACGATACAGCTGATTCAGCCAGCCCCCGTCGTGCGCGACGAAAACGGCATGTTCCAACACTCAAATATGCCGAATTTCGAAGAGGGTGACGGTGACAAGTGCAAGACCTGCATCGCGGAACAGGGCCTGGCTATGGCAATGACTAGCCTTGAATACTCAGACGAAGCGGTCGCCAACCGCTATTTCGAATCCCACGACCCTGACTGCAACTATTGGGAGCCGGATCGCCCAGAAGGCGAGGGCTGGTTCTGCCTGGCGATCCATGACACCGACGATGGCCCAGTCTGCTGGTGGGCTCGTCGAGAGGTGACGCCATGATCGCCCTCGCCTGGTTCGCCTACGTGTACTGCTACAAGGGGCCGTGGCAGTAAGGGTTCACCCCGCCAGCTACCTTCAGGGGAGAAAGCGTGCGCGCAACTGGCGAGGCGAACCACTAAACCTTAGTTCAGCCATTCAGCCTGCCTAACACCCCTCATCTGATTTCCACAACCCACCTATCCCATCAACCACCTTCTGCTGCCACGCGCGGCATGGAGCATCTATGTCTGCAGAACTGGCGCAGGCGTCTACCCGGCCCCGACGCGAAAGCATCCTCCCTCGTTTCATCCGTGCCGGCGCCGCGCCTATTTACCTGGGCATGTGCCGCGCCGAATTCGACAAAACCGTACGCCCATATGTCAGCGAGTTTCCCATAGGCGAGCGCGGTGTTGGCTTCGACCGCCAGGAGCTGGATGACTGGGCAACGGCGTATGTCGAGGCCAAAG